GATGTTCCACGGAGATGTTCCACGTTATAGAGGTTATAAAGGAGGGTAGAGTATTGAGCGTTTAGCCTGGGTAAGAGTAGGTAGACGGCTGCCCTGGGGTGTCGTATAATCGCCGGTACTTGGAGGTATAAATGTCAGATACATTTCGCAAAGAATATAAGCAATTAGACCCATTGCAAAAAGATTCTATATTAATGATAAAAGAGAAAGCAGAAGAGTTATTAGATACATTTGAATCTCTTAATGCAAATATGAGTATAGATGCACGTTCGATGGCATTAGCTAAAACAAATCTTGAGCAATCAGTTATGTGGGCAGTCAAGGCAATTACATGAATTTCAAAGAAGCTTTAGATGCTATTAATACCGGTTTGCGAGTAACACGAAAGAAATGGGGTGGCAAAGCCACTGTTTATCTGGTTAAAAATAAACTGAATAATATTAACCATGTCGAAGTTCGAACAATTAATAATTGCATTATGTATGCCGCAAGTTCAGAAGACATATTAGCTATGGACTGGGAAGTAGTAGAACAGATTAAATCTAAACCTCAAATCAATCCGGATGAAATCGTATTATGAGTTTGCACCCTGCAAGAGATGAAGCAGAAGCTAGAAGAAAAAGAGAGTTAATAGAATTGTGTGGTAAGAATCGCGGGCCGCATGATTACATACCAATAGAGTATTTTTACGTAGAGAAAGATAGCATCAAATATAAACGAGTTTCACGATTTCTTTGTCGGGTTTGTTTTTGTAATGTCAATACAACTACATTAGTAGCCATGTACAAAGATGTTAGCGATGAGATTGCACAAAATCATGATAACGCTGGATAGAAACCTCTTTAATTGCTGCACCTTTTGAAGTGTTATAATATTTTTTGTAATATTCCCATATTGCATTTTCATCTTTGGAACATGGTAAAGGTTCATTAATTCGAGCATAAAATAATCTGGTCATAGCTGTTGCGAAGCGTAAGTCATAGATAAGTCGTGATTCTTCTGGCATGTTAGAAATATTAAAGTTAGCAAATAATCTTAATGTTAATGGGCCATGCAAGTTAATGTAAGTCTGCCAGATGTCATTATAGGTCATTGGTTCCATTTGATAGATGCCAAGAGCTGGCCCACCGATTTGTGCTAAATATGTACCTCCTAATGATTCAGTAGCGCATGTAAATACCATTAGTTCTTCAGCATCTTCAGAATACATCAGTAAGTCATTAAGACTAGACTTAACAATTAACTCTCTAAATTGATTAATATTTAACATTAGTCGTAAATTCCTTTAAAATAGATTAATCATATAATTAGGAATTATACTACGATGTCATTAACCACAGGATTAGATATAGAAGTAATATTTAATCATTTTAAGAAAAAATATAACTATAAATACGATGAAGAGTACCATTGTAAACTTCTAATCAAAGTTATGATGGATAAAAATTTAGGTTGTTATACGGCATTTTGTGTACAAGCCATGATTTGTGAAACTACATTCTATGACTGGATAAGAAAATATCCAATATTTTGTAGTCTATACTATTTTACAAAGATGGTAGCTAAGCAATTATGGTATGAAGAAGGACGTTCTATTAGAGACAAAGAATATCAGATTGGTACAATGAACTATGAGTTTGAACACTGGAAGCTAATGGGTTGGGCAAAATTTGGTATTAGTAGAAACTCACGTATTAGGATTAACATTAATTCACAAGATAGTCCAGCGAAGCATTATGCAGCTATATTGCAGCAAGCTTCAGAAGGCGATTTTACTGCCTCAGAGTTCAAACAGTTAATGGAAGCGGTAAATGTAGGATTGAACGTCCATCAAGTCTTTGAGTTACAAAAACAAATAGATGAGTTAAAATCGGACTTAGTGATTGTGAGTGCCAATACTGATGTCAAAAATCCTTTCTCAAATAAAGGAATTACGTAAAGTCATAAAAATACCTTGGCGTATTATTTACGTTGATAGAGAAATTAAGCCAGAAGAGTTTGAACCAAAGGTTATATATGTTCATATTTGGATATAAGGAGAATAGCATATGAGTTGGTGGACACATCTTAGAGATTCTGCAGAGAAAACTGTAACAGGTGGATTATATGACCCTGCAGCAATTCGCAAACAACAACAGATGGTAAATGCCCAAATTAAAGCTTATCAAGACCAGACTGAATTAGCGAAACAACAACTTGATGAAGCGCGTACACAGGAAGATGCAGAGAAAAGAAAAGTTAATGAAAAACAGATTCGTTCTTTAAGAAGTACTTATCGTGGACAAAATGCAAGTCTTCTAGGTGTAGGTGATAATGATATGACTACGAATTTAGGCGGTTAATAAATGGATACAAGCCAAGGAATGCCACCAGTAGCAATGCCAGCTAATTCATTGCTAGAAACTTTACGTAAACGTTATAACTCAGCGAAATACGTAGCTGATTTATGGATTCCTATCCAGCAAGCATCTTACTTCTACTGTATACCGTTTCGTAATCGATATTATTTACCTGGTAAAGAATTCCAAGGAACTATTCAAAATACGCGTGTTTATGACACAACTGCTGTTGAATCTGTAACAAACTTTGTATCAAAGATTCACGATAGTATGACACCCCCACAGACGCAATGGGGATTTTTAGAAGTCGATGAACATATGGTAGATAATCCAGGTGACGAAGATAATCTTCAATTGTTAGAAGAAGCGCAGATGGTTTTGGATAACTATATGCGTAGATTATTTACTTATATTCATGCTTCTAATTTCGATACTACTATCAATGAATGTTATTATGATTTAGCTGTAGGAACGGCTGCACTTGTAATTAATCAGATAGATGATAAGACACCTTTTATGTGTACTAGTATTCCTGCTGACAAACTTGCGATTGAAGAAGCAGTTAATGGGAATATTGAATCATGGTTTCGTACATGGCAAAACTTAAAGATTGCTGAATTAAATACACGATGGCCTAATATAATTATTACCCCGAATCTACAAGCTTTATTAGCAAGTGACCCAGATGCTGTTATTAGAAATGTCTATGAAGGAACCGCTTACTTCGCCAATCAACCACAGAATTATTTATATGCTATATGGGCTGATAATGATTTGCTTTATTACCAATGGTTAGATTCAAATCCTGGGATAGTTTGGCGTTGGAAAAAAGTTAATAATGAAACATGGGGACGTGGCCCTGTAATGGAAGCATTACCTTCTATTATTAGTTTAAATGAAATGGCGAGGGTGGAACTTGCTTCTGCTAACCTTAATACTTTTAGACCTTATATGGGATTTAGTGACGCAGTATTTAATCCTCATACGTTTAAGCTCGAACCATTCACCATTATTCCGATTTCTCCGATTGGTAGCAATGGCCAGGTTCCTCTTATTCCTTTGCCTAATAGTGCGAGCCCTGAATTTGCACAGATGACAATGGCCGATTTAAGAATGCAGATTAAACAACTTCTTTTTGCAGAAGAACCACAAGATTCTAAAAGCGTACAACCTCAGACCGCATATGAACTTGCTATGAAGCAATCGACACTTGCTGAAAAGATTGGTCCAATATTTTCTCGTCAACAACAAGAAATGTTATGGCCTGTTGTTAAAAGATTTGCGTTTATTCTAAATAGAATGGGATTCTTACCTTATCCTCAAATTGGTGGATTGCCCATAAAATTTAGATATAAATCTCCACTTGCCTTAGCACGTGGAAGGGCTGAAGTAGAAAAATTCGTTCAGTTTGTTCAAGTCATGCAAGGAATCATGGGGCCTGAAGCTAGTCAGCTTTATATTAATCCTAAGACGACACCATACATGCTAGCTGAACTTATGCAGATTGATGAACGTTTCCTTAATAAACCTGAAGATGTTGCGAAAGTTATGCAACAAGTACAGAACAAGCAAAGCTTAATGGAATTAGCTAATCCACAAGGTAGTATGCCAGAACAACCCCAGAACCCAAGTTCACAACCTATAGCAATGTCATAATGAGGAATAAATGGAACAACAACCTAATCCAATTTTAGAGCAAGAAGATTATTTTGCTGGTTATAAAAAAAATATTGAAGCTATGCGAAATGACCCAGCCATGATTGAACTAGATAAACTTTTCTTTGAATTATTTTTTTTAAATGAACAAGGAAAACGTTTCATGGAAATTGCGCGGGAAAGATGGCTTATTCCTGCATTAGCCAAACCTGGAACCGCTACCTATCAGATTGATGTGTTATGGGCTGAAGGATTTAAAGACTTTGCCAGAATGATTTATATGGGCATACAAACGCATACTCAAAGAATCAAATCAGGGAATAATTAATGAGTACAGAAAGTGGTGAACAACCTAAATGGTTTATTGATGAAGGTATTCCAGGAAGTGGTGATAGACCCTCTTGGTTACCAGATAAATTTAAGACTGTTGCTGATATGGCAAAAAGTAATGCAGAACTTGAAAAAAGATTAGGCACAGTACCAGAGAATTATGACTTTTCTAAATCTAAGTTTCTTGACCCTGATTATGTTCCATTTCAGGAACTTCAAGTAGCGGCTAAGGAAAAAAGAGTGCCTTTAGAATTCATCGATAAGATGATTGAATCTGTTGATAAATATGTTGATGAATTTAGAATTGATAGTGGGGAAGAATTAAAAAAATTAGGTGATAATGCAAGAGAAAGAGTTCAAATTCTTGATAACTGGGCTAAGGCAAATCTGTCAAAAGAATCCTATGAAGGATTAACTGAGAGTCTAAACAATGCAGATGCAATAAAAGCACTTGAAGAATTAAGAGGAAAAATGATGTCCAATACCGCACAAGTTCCTAATAATAATGGAAATGTCCAAGGCAGTAGTCAATCGCTTGAAGAAGTGAAAATGGAGTTAGTAAATAACCTTCAGAAGTATAAAGATGACCCAAAATATCGAGACGATATTCGTAAGCGATTAGAAATTGCATCTAAAAATGCAACAGGTTATGTTGACAAAGTAGGTGCGTAAGAAGGATAATATAGTCAAGATTTGTTCTTTTATAAAGGACAACTTAGCTAATCGACCCGTAAAAGGATAATCGAAACATAGCAAAGCCCTTGATTAAAATGACGATTAATTTAGGTATTAATTGATTATTTTTTTAGGGGATTACTATGTCTACTTCATTAACAGCCGTCCAACAAATTGAATTTGATGCGCTTGTAAAAGCTGAATATCAATCATTAGGATTCTTGTTAAGGGATACGGTTCGCGTAAGACGTGACGTTATCGGTGCTTCTGTTTCTTTCCGTAAAGTAAATCAGATTCAGGCAGTTCCTACTGGTTACTTACAAACAGTGGTCATTCAAGACCCTGGTTACACCCAATCTTCTGCAACTCTTCAAAAGTACACTGCACCTACTGCGGTTGACTCTGTACAAGAATTGACAGTTAACTTCGATGCTAAGATGGAAAATGCTATGTTAGTAGCAAATGCTCTTGGCCGCCGTTCAGACCAGATTATTATTAATTCGCTAGCTGTCAGTCCAGGTCAGACCATCGTAGATGGCGGTACGAACATGACATATAGCAAGTATACTCAGGCTATTCAGTTCTTTGATAACAATGCTGTACCATTGCCAGAACGATTTGCAGCAATGTCAGCAAGTAACTTCCAAAGTTTATTGCAAGCTGACCAGTTCGTTTCAACTTTCTACACACAAAACCGTGTGTTAGATAAAGGATACGTTCGTGACTATCTAGGTGTAAACATTATTATCATCCCTCAGATGAATGAAGGTGGGTTACCATTTGCGAGTGCTAATATTCGTGAAACATTCTTCTGGCACAAACAGTCTACTGGTATGGGTATCGGTCATGACTTTAGAACCGAAATCAATTATCTACCGCGTGAAACATCTTGGTTAGTCAATGGCATATTTTCAGCCGGCGCTATCACGATTGATAATCTCGGTATCATTCAGATTAACTGTGATGAGTTGGTTGGTTAATAGTCATTAAAGAATAGGAGTAATAACCATGAGTTTTACAATTAATAACTGGACGTGTATTTCGTCTTCCTTAAACCAAGGTCAGCTTACTGTCGTTCCTTTCGGTGGCTCCTCCACTGTTGAAAATGCACCAAATATTTTCATGTATGGCTCACCAAATGACACAGTAGCAACCATTATAGCATCTAACTACTTCTTATCAGAGTATGCCTCATTAAGCGTTGGCGACTGGATTCTTGGTTTTGGTACAGATGCCAGTTTCTCTGTTCAGGTTACAGCAGTAAGTTCAACTTCTGTCACTGTCGCGAGTACTGGTTTAACTACGAGTATAGGTACGGCCAACATCGTGAACAATGCGGTGACCTATGCTAAGATTCAACAAGCTTCTGCTGGAAACGTTCTATTAGGTAATCCAACTGGAAGTGCTGCTAACTATTCCGAAGTAACACTTGGTAACGGCTTAGACTTTGCTAGCACGGCCTTAGAACTAAAACCAAGTTACTTAAATGTAGTAGAAGTGAGTTTAACTGCTTCTCAGTTCAATGGCATGTATGCAACTCCAGTTCAGGTTATTGCTGCACCAGGTGCCAATAAAGCCATTATCGTTAACCATGCCGTATTGAACATGACCTTCGTTTCAGCTCAGTATGCTGCTGGTGGTGCGGTAGGTCTTCAATATGGCAACTCGGCTCACTTGGCTGGTGCTGCTGCTTCTGCGACAGAAGCTGCTACCGACTTTACGGGAGCTGCTGCAAGTACTTTATTCCGGTTTGGCGCTGGTTTATCGACTGGTGCTGCTATCTCTTCTGCTGCGAATGCTGCTGTTTACATCTCTAACGCAACGGCTGCATTTACAACTGGTGACTCAACATTCAAGTTATGGGTTTGGTATGAGATCATCAGTACAAATAGTTAACTATTTGTATCTAAGCCGTCATTTATGGCGGCTTAGATAATTAATTGCAGATTCTAAAAATTGAATATTTTCATAAAAATATCCTAGTCCTCTATTGCATTCTCCACATAAAAGTTCACGAACTTTTCCAGTTACATGACAATGGTCTATAGCTAAAGATTTTCTCTTCGAAGGCTGCATACAAATAGCACATTTACCCTGTTGTTTATGTATAAGGCCATGAAAATCAGATATTGATATTCCATATATTTTTTTTAATCTGGATTCTTTTGATTTAGTTTTATAACGACCATTATATTTTTTATGAATTTCAGGATTATAAGGGGGCTTACATTGTAGACACATATAAATTTTATTTGAAGGATGATAATAAGTCTGAGATTTTTTTAATAATCCATGTTTATTACATCTTTTTACTGACCATAATGGCAAAAATTCTTTATATTTTTTAACATTGTATTTAGTTTTTTCATAACAATGTTGGCTACATAGACCAGAACTTTTCTTTTTGATATTTTGACAAAAAGGAACATTGCAAATAGATGACATCTTGACCTCATTAGGGTTATCATTAATAGAACAAAACCAGGCGGTTAATGATTCCGCTTTTCGGTTGCGAACCTAGGTTTTGAGGAACGTATTATATAGAGGAATGCAATCATCGCATACACTAAGACAAGTATAATAAGCCTAGCTGTACAGCTACTTGGACATAAGCCAATCCAAACCCTCGATAATGCGGATGATATGGTAACTTCTGCTGAACAAGCATTTGATATTTTATTACCTGCCGTTTTATCAACGGGTAACTGGCGTTTTGCGGTCCAGATTCAACAATTGACTTTATCGACTGAAGTACCACCTCCTCAAACTAATTTCAGTCAAATTTACTTATTACCTGCTGGTTATTTAAAAAACATAAGAATCATTCCTGAAAATTATGTTTACGAAATCTATTCAAATAATCAAATATGGTGTAATTGGGGAACGTCATCGCCTATCTACATGGAGTATGCTTTTTTACCTTCTATTGCTCAATTAACAGCTTCCTTTATTAATTACTTTATTTATGAAATTGCATCATTCGGTGCGTTATCGAATGCGCAAAAGCCAGATTATGCGGACTGGCTGGAAAAGAAGAAAAATATCCAATGGGCAATTGCTGCGGCTGCTGATGCTCAAAATAGACCGCAATTTAATGAATGGGAAATCCCGATGCTAACTAAACGTAATATTACTGGTATCATAGGGCCACAAATAGGTTAGGGATTATGAGATGCCATACACATTATGGTCACAGGATATATTCACTAGGGGTGAACTCTCGCCATTAATGTACGCACGCGCTACCGTTAATGAATACAATAATGGATTAAAAACTGCGCAAAACACGTTGACCTATCCGTCAGGTGCAGTCGGTAAACGATTCGGTACTATTTATCAAGCCACATTATCAGGTCTTACTTCATATAAAGACCTTAGTTTTAGTACTTTCCAATACCTTAATGAATGCGTTTATCAATTGGTTTATGTACCTGGAAATATTTTTGTTTATTTGGAAGGTATATTAATTGCTACTGTTACTACAACGTTAACGGCTCCACAAGTTTACAGTATTCTTACAACGACATTGAGTTCTATATTTAGAGCCACAGGTCAAGGGTTAGTGCCTTATGATTTGACAAGAAGTGCTAATTCCCCATTAGTTATTAATGGTTTTGCTGGAAATCAATTAATCATTAGTACAGCAAGTTTAACGCCAGGTTATGTTGTTCCTGTAAAATTTACTACTTCAGGCGCGTTACCAACAACTTTACCGCAGATTTATGCTGGAATTACATATTTTATTTATGTTAATTCAGCGACAAACTTCACACTTTATATTTCTTCTTTTGACGCAAAAAATAATATTAATCCTATTCAAATTACAAATTCTGGAACAAGTTCTAATTTAGTTCAACAAAATACTTGGACCTTCTCACCGAGTGTTTTTAAAAATGTTCCTTTTTATGATTTTAATGGTCTTACTACTTCATATGATGCTTTAACATTTACACCTAGTGCAACGGTCGGAACAGGTGTAACAATGACTGTAAGTAGTGCTTATGCACCTTTAAATTCATCTTATATAGGGGGTGCATTTATTGGAGGTGGTGGTTCAGCAAGAATTACAGCCGTTGCAAGCACAACATCATTTACTGTATCTGTTGAATCACCGTTTGATTCGACTGACCCAATCCAAGGTAGTTTAGCACTTTTGGCTGAACCTGCATGGAGTAATACAAGAGGATGGCCTCAAGTCTGTTCGAGTTATCAGAACAGGGCTTTATTTGCTAATACGTCTAGTTTGCCTAATGGATTTTGGACAAGTGTAATTAATGATTACACGAATTTTGGTGACTTAACAACGGATGATGATGATGCCATATCTTGGTATCCAACCTCAGATAATATGAACTATATCAAGTTCATTGTGCCATATCGTAGTATTACAGTGCATACAAACACCGGTATTTATTCAAGTCCCTTGTCGGATATTTCAGCTATTACTCCAAGTAACTTTACATTACAGTTACAAGATTCAACACCAGCCGATGTTGTTCAACCTCAATCAATTGATAATCAGATTCTAGTTTTATCTGGTAATGACGCACATCAAATGATTTGGGATGGTATTAATAATGCTTATACGTCAAATGTTGTCTCTGTCATTAATGAACAGACTATTCGTAACCCTGTAGATGAAACACCTTATATTCCGCTTGATAGAGCAGGGAGCCGATTCGTATTCATAATAAATTTGAATGGTTCCATGGCAGTATTCCAGACATTATTAGCCCAAGGAGTATCAGGGTTTGTTCCCCAGATAATGGAACAGTCCTATGGAAATGCCTCATTTCTACAATCAGGTAGTAGTTCTGATGGAAGATGTTGGTTTGTGGTTCAAAGAGAAATAGCAAATGCAATTTCTCCTGTTGCTATTACTGATTATACGCAAAGAATACTACCATTCGACGCATTTCTACTAATGAATGGTCTTAATTTCAATCTTATTAATGGCAGTCAGTTTTCTTTAGTTACTGCACAATCATCATTAACAGCACCTGGAAGTAATTTTAGTACAACGATACCAACAGCTATTCAATTTACAACGGCAGGTTCATTACCTATTAGCTCACCTCAAATAACACTTAATAATTATTATTGGGCTATTGGACTTGATGCTGATGACTTTAGTGTTTATCTAACGCAAGAAGATGCTCTTGCTGGCATTCCTGGTACTGAAATTAATTTTTCAAGTGCTGGAATATTAAGTAATGTTGTGCCTTGGGGTCTTTCTACAATATTTACTTTAGAAGAACTTTCGAATGATGTCTTTCTTGATTGTGCAGTCAGTTATAAAGGTTCACCTACAGATACTGTTGCAACAGGTATATTATTTAATGCGCAAGATGTTAAAATGATTGGTGATGGATTTGGTTTTGAATCACCTGCTGAAGATAATATCAACAATCAAATAGTCTTTGAATCACATGGTTCAACTGTGCAAGTTAGTAACGCATATATTGGATTTCCCATTAATACTATTATTGAGCCTATGCCACTTAATATTTCGAGTGGGCCGTCTTCAAAAGAAACTACCTTGACAAAACCTAAGAGAATTAATTGGGCTAGGTTCATGTTTAATAACACTATCGGTGGTACAATTAATGGAGTGCCAATAGCACTGGAACCATTTGATATGGCAAATATTGGCGAGCCACCATTTCCATCTACAGGAATATTTGAAATGAGTATTATGAAAGCTTGGGATGATTTTAATTTCCCATTATTTACTATTGAACATAATGACCCATTTGATATCCGATTATTGGGTGTTTTCTATTCAGTAGAGATTTAAGGACTTACTATGAATCCATTATTATTAGCTATGCAAGCTGCCGGAATGGTAGTTGATTATTTTGGTACTAAAAGCCAAGATGAATTAATGAAAATGGGAATGAAAGTCCAGCAAGCTGGTATCCAGTCAGAATTAGCTACAACAAGATTAGAATCACAAAATGCTAGTTTAGAAAGTGTTAAGCAATTACGTCAAACATTAGGTTCTCAAATCGCTTCATCGACTGCTCGCGGTACGAGTGTAGGTGCAGGAAGTGCATTAAGTTTATTAAATGAATCGGTTTCAAATTTTAATTCCGATGAACGAATTAGAAAATTAAATCTCTTAGGAAAAGAAAATCAATTAAATACACGTTCTATTATGTCTAAATTACAATACAGTAGCGAGAGTTCGAAACTATGGCAAGGATTTGCTTCAAGAACGTTTAAGACAGTATCATCTAATCCTTCTAATTATTTCGGTATGACTCCGATTGGAGGGGGATAATACATGTCAGATTTAGATTTCTCACGAAGTGTACCGGATGTTCCCGCAAGTTCTGGGCCTTCTGTTCCTGCTCCCTATCATAAAACTGAATCGATTCAGACAACTGCTACACCTGATATCCAAGATACGGTATCCAACTATGCCGAGAACACAAATTGGATGTCATCCTTAGGCTCTGCTGTGGCCGCTAAAGCATCGAATGAAATCGCTCAACAGGTTGGTGGTGAATTAGGTAAAAATCCAAAGGGGAATGTAGGAATTCCTCTGACTGACTTTGATAAGACAATGAAGGATAGTTATGAAACTCAAGCGCAGGCAACATTAGGATTACAAGCAAATAAACTTATTACGGATTCTAATATTACAACAGCTCAAGCAACTCGCATTACACCAGAATTAATCGATAAAACAAATGCTAGTATTCAGAAAGGCTTGCAGAATATTTTAAAGAATGCACCCGATTCAGTTAAGCCGCGCATGGAAGAACAGTTTGGTAATGCAATGCTTGACCAAACGCAATCATTATCTAACCGAATGATTCGTGAAAATAAAGAAGACCAACGAAATAATAATGCATTCGCTAGTGATATGAATTCCCAACATGCTTATTCATTTGGATTAAATGGAAATGATAAAGCCGCCCAAGCAGCCGTAGAAAATACCCGTAAATTAAATGAAGCATCCGTGGCTGCCCGATTAATCACACCTGAAGATGCTCAAACAAATATTGCTACAGCTCGTAAAAGCTATCTCTCTGGTAAAATGATTAATGAATATGAGAAATCACGTGCGCAAGGAAAGGGAGAAGAATATTTAAAATCGGTTGCTGACAAAAAACCAGGGTATTTAAGTGATGAAGATTATCAACCTGTTACACAGAATTTATTAAATTATGTTGCCCATCAAGATAGTCTAAGGTCTCAAGACCAATCATTACGAATGGCATCATTTCAAACTGCTGTGGCTATGAATCCAATGGCACCTGATATGGCTTCAAAGTTACAGGACTTAAAAAATAATGTATCCCCCGAAGCCTATGAAAAAGCGCAACTTCATTATATTAGTGCTGTTAAGACTTATGCTACTGAACAAGGTAATGTCAATAATGCTCTTGCTTCTTGGAATGACCCAAGTTCATTTGCAAGACAAACGGAAAAGGGAATTAATAAAGCATTTGACACACAAGTCAATCGCTATGTTCAACAACGTGAACAGCAAGGTAGTCCAATCAGTTATGAAGAAGCAGAAGTTCAAATAGCCGCGTCAGCAGGTGGTAGAGTTCCCGTATTTGAAAAAAGCCTTGAAAATAAATTATTAAGTGGAAGTCCTAGCAATATCGTATCAGCTTCACATCAAATGGCAATGCTTGATGATATGGAACAAGGTCGTGTATATGCAGGTGTTTCTCAAAAGGCTAAAGCTATTGCTACTCTCTTTCAACAACAAAGAGGTTCAATGCCTGATACTGATTTAGCAAGACAGATTACTGATAATTTATCTAATATTGATGAGAAAACACAGAAGACCCTTGATAATTCATGGGGACTTATACTTTCATCTAAAGGTGCAGGTGGACTTGGATTATCAAAACCACTTTATAAATTTGCTCTTGATGAGGTTGGAATGAGTGTTCCTAATATTGGAAGCAAATCTATATCAAAGTTCGGGGGTAAATACTTTGATGTCATTTATGGAAATGATATTTACAATCAATTGAATTCAAATTTCATTTCAACAAGAGGTGATTATCAAGCGGCAGTTAAAATGACAAAGGATTATGTTGATACGCATTATGGAGAAACTTATGTTAATGGATTCAGACAAACAACCGATAGCCCCGTTGAGAAATATCTCGGATATGAAGGAAATGCGGTTACACCTTATGTACATAACGATATGCGAAATCAATTACAAGTTTCCTTTGATAAAGCCAAAAAAGAAAACCCAAATGATTATTGGGAAACTATTCCCGCACAGAAAGGTATTTTAGGTAATGTAGGAGTTGAGGTTGCACGGCATGTCAATGGAAAAGAATATCGTTATCCAGTGGAGTTAGTAGGACGAGCGGGTAATCAATGGGATGTTGTAGTTAAAACTCCCTATGGAGAACGAAATTTATTTTTAGTTGCACCCCATTTAGGAGTTACGACATATAAACCCAATAAAGATGCAATTGACAAAGAATTTCAAGCTAATAAAAGAAAAGGATTGTTATCATGGCAACCAGCGATGAAATCATTGCATCCAATGTAGGTGATATCCATGTTGCTTCTCATGGATTACAAAACCAACCTATTGATACATCGATTGAGATTACACCTCAAAATCCTTTTGCTATAGATATTCCTCCAAACGAAAGTGAAGACCAAGGTGTCGGTTATCCTGGATTCCCTGTAGAACCAGATAAAGTTGGTATTATTAAAACAGCTATTAATGAATTCAAAGAAACTTCAAGTGAATATCATTTTTTCCATGCAATGAATAGACCTTTAACTAAACCTGCTAATCTTCAAGTCCAAGCTTATTATCCTGACGTAAATGATAAATTTTATCATCCTGCACCCGATGGATGGTCACCTAAACAGGAAATCGATAAGTTAGGTAATACACTTGACCCTCGTTTCATTCCTAAACTAATGGATACAAAAAATCCAGATGATTTTAACTATACAATCAATTCAATTAATGAAGACGCGAATAGAAGCCATGAATTACAAAATGGTTCTACATTAGGAAAAATACTTGGGGGTGCTATAGGATTAACTCTTGGAAGTGTAGAAAATTTTATTCCCATAGCATCCATTGCAACTAAAGCCAAAGTAGGTTCTGGGTTTCTTTCAGCCGCATTTAAAAGTACACCTGGGATTCTAGCTGCATCCGCCATCCATGAAGGTGCAAACCAAATGGATAAAATTGATGGTAATTTGCCTAACTTTTTAAAAGACACATTTGTCGATACTGCATTTGCCATGACTTTTTTCGGAGCAATTGGGGCAGGAAAATCATTAATTAATTTGTCTGAATTTAATAAGTTAAAACAATATAGCCGAGATTGGTTAGATGGTATTGGATTTAATTATAAAGTTGATAAAAATGGCAATCTCAATGGTTTTCAAGCAGTGGATACAATAGGTTCGTTAAGTGCTGCTCAAGTCACACGGGCTCAAGAACATGCAGACGCTGCATTTTACAAAGGTGGATTATTTAAGATTCCATATGTAGGTGATGCTGTATTAAAAGCAATTTCAGGCAATATCCCTGGATTTAAATATGTATTTGGTTCACCTCTAGTGGCATTAAAAACATCCGATTATAAAGCCGCTAATGCGTTTGCAGATGCAGGATTTGACCACTTTATTACAACAGAAGGTGAAACAAAAGGAATTGTTAGACCTAAAAGTTTTGAATTGAAAGTTAAACAAACACGTGCCACGCTAACAGCTTTAAAAGTCCAAACAGATGCGCTTCATGCTGAACGTAATGGATATAAAATTACCGCTCGTCCTACCTTAAATATACAAAATGCGTGGAGTGCTATTAAACAAAAGTCTATTGAAGCTCTGTCTAAACAAACTCAATCCACCGATTATATTGGAAAAGAACAATTCATGGATGAGATTCAGCACGTACTTTATTCAGGAGAAACAAGTCAACATGCACCTGTAAACGATGCGGCTGCCATATATCGCAATATCATTGATAAAACATGGGAAGACTATAGAAAGGCGTATAATCTTCCAAAAGATTGGACACCCCCTAAAACAGCACAACAATATTTAATGCGCGTTTATGATACTTCATTCTTAAATGATAATGAGAACCTATGGAATTCTGTTGTTACGAAATGGTTACAAGATTCTGATGATTTGATTACGCAGAAAATGCAACCTATTCATGATTTAGAATCTCAGATAAAAGATTTCGAATTAGCACATACAGAAGCTGTTGAAGAACTAGGTAAACGTGAAGCGGGTTTAAATCCAGGCACAGGTCTCGTTCCTTATTCACAAGAAGTTGGCCCTGGAATTAAAACGTATACTATTCCAGAACAAAAAAGATTAACCTCAGGGGTTAAAGAAATTCCTGGAAGAAAGACAACTACGGGATTAAATACACAAAATGTTTTAACATTATCTAAGATGCGTGAACGATTACGTACGATGAAGGACAATCTTCAAAATGAACTACGTTCCAATCCCGAATACAACATTCATGTTGATAATGTTCATGCTCTTTCTGCTAATGAGGCTAAAGAGTTAAAAGGTATTTTAAAACCACTCAATAATTTGAAGAAACAAATTGATGAACAAAAATCCATTATATCTGATTTAAAGAAAAAGAAATCTCGAAAACTATCTACTGCAAAAAATAAACCTACTGTTGAAAAAGCAAAACCTCATGCCGAAGAATATGTCGTTCAAAAAGAAGCAATCGAAGCAGAAGAAGATAAACTTCGTGAATTAGAACGGTATCATTTAGATGAAGAATTTAAACTTTACGAACGTGCGAAAAGTGGTGAAATCAATCCACGTCTTTATTATCCTGAAAACTTTAAATTTAAAGACCCAAATGACAGATTAAAATTTCGTGATGTTTATGAATCTGATTTTCATAGACAGCAAGCTGCTAAGTCTTATTATCATTCTATTATGAATATGCAACCAGAAGATATTGTTTCTGATGTATTTGGAAAGTTAATGGGTAATACAGAATCAAATTCTTTAAAGAAAAGAACATTAATGATTCCAGATGAGATTCTTTATAACAATAATTTTTTAACAAAAGACGTATTTTCAAAGACAGCAAATTATGTCAATTTTCTTGCAAGAAGAACTCATTTAAAAACATCATTTGAGCATGTCACTGTAAATGGAAGTTTCGAAGAACTTGCTGAGAATCTTTTAACAGAATACAAAACAAGACGTGAGTTAATCAATCAGCGTATTTCTAAACTGACTGATAAATCAGAAATTGATGCACAGAAAAAGCTATTAAAAAAAGAAGCTGTTAAATTCAATGAAATTAAAACAACAATGAAACGCTTATTTGAAAATCGCATGATGGGGATTAATAAGCGAGATAATTTTGATTTAATGGTAAGACGTAGTTTAATGGCATTAACTTCGGCTTCATTTCTTCATAACCTACCAGCTACTCAGATTACTGATTTAGCCTGGGGTGGATTTCAACATGGTATATGGCCTTCTATTCGAGATGGTATATACCCCATCATAGAAAGTTTAGGGGGAATCTTAAAGACAAAAGATGCTGAAGCATTACGAGAAATGGCTCCTCATGTTAATCTTGGTTATCAGGATGTATTGAATAATTATGCTGATAGAAATTGGCATTCTGAATTACAGCCTTATATCAACATGGGAAAAATTGTCAATGGTATTGAGAAATATGCACATTTCTCAGCTTTAACAGATTTATCCGCATATATTGATAACGGTGTACAAAGAGCTAATGGAAGTGTGATTCAGTCTCGTTTCATGGAACTACTACATAAAGAAGTAAAAGGTAATCTATCGGATAAAGAGAGATTATACCTAACGAAATACGGTATAGATGCAAAAAAATGGGCTCAACGAATGGTAGATTCCTATGAAGCTTCTGGCGGTTTTAAAACAAAGTTAGGTGGCTATATGTCAAAATCCTGGCATTGGCAAGACCTTGAGGCGGCTAATGTCTTTAATGAAGCAGTATTTCGTGGAATTCAAAATACACTCATTTGGAAAGGAATGGCTGATAGTCCATTTCTTTCAGACAATTTATTAGGAATGTTCTTCCATACTTTTACTGGTTGGACATACGCTGCTACAAACCGTTATCTTATCCCTTCATTACAGCATGCTGACGGCGCTTTATTGTTAAAGATGATGTGGATGTTAGGAGCAGGTTCTTTAGTCAGTCCTATGCGCCGTATAACGCGAGGAGAAGACCCTATTCCAGAAGATATGACTCCTGAGCAACATGCTTACGAAGTGTGGCAGGATAGTGGTGTCACAAGTTCACTAGGTAACTTATTATCAGTGGTCAATTTAATGTCAGGTGATAAATTATTAGGTGATTTGAAAAATGACAAATTTAAGAATCGAATGAAAACTGGTATATTTGGTATGAGTGATTTGGTGAGTTCAACAGCCAGTAATATATCATCGATATTCGGCATGGTTAACTCTGGACTTGATGAGAAAGATTTAAAAACAGCCGCTCATATGCTGCCGATTACAGGTGCAATGTATGGTCATTATTTGGGTGATAAGTTGATAGAAGGACTCGGTTTACCTAGTAACAAAAGAGCCGCAGAGTTAGATAACGGTTAATTTTAAGGATAATAAATTATGTCTCAAGTTTTATACTTGGTATATAAACATACCGCTCCAAACGGTAAGTCTTATATCGGACAGACTTTTAATTATCAAAGACGATGCTGGGAACATCAAAGACCTAGTAAATCTCGTGCCTTTTATAATGCTATTCAAAAGTATGGTTGGAATAATTTCAAACATGAAATCCTGAAAGATGGATTAACACTTGAAGAAGCTAGCTTTTGGGAAGAGTTTTATATTAAATATTTTAATACCATTAAACCTAATGGATACAATATAAGAGCAGGCGGTAATAACTCTCGTGTTCATGAAGAAACAAAAATTAAAATTGGTAATGCTAATAGAGGAAGAATTAAATCAGAGGAAGAAAGAAAAAAACTAGCAACTTGGAACGGTAAGAAACATACTCAAGAACAAAAAGATAAAATTGGTAAAGCTCATAAAGGTAAAATTATTTCAAAAGAAACAAAATTAAAAATGAAATTAGCTGCTAAAAAACGTTCTCAAGACCCTTTATGGAGAGAGAAAGTTTCAAAAACATTTATCCAAAAAGGACATATAAAATCGGATGCCCATCGTGCTGCCATAAGTAAAGCAGCCAAAGAAAGATGGCATAAATTTAGGGAGAATAAAAATGTCTAACGTGGTCATCGGAGATATTCTTCCATATACTCAATCGCCAGCCACTAGCCAAGGACAAACAGTATTTGGCACTAATTGGACGGCAAATGCTGCTTCGGATGTTGTTGTTTACTACACACAACTTAATTCTAGTCCTAATGATGCAACCCAAATTCTCTCATATCCAGCCGATTACTCAGTATCATTTATTGGAAGTCAACAGCAAGTTCAAGTGACACTGGTAACAGGAGCTGTAAATATTGGTGACATTGTTACTATTACTCGCCAGACTCCGGCTGATAGAGAAAACCTCTACACCAATACGAACTTTACTCCCAGCATGTTAAATAATGATTTTGGTATCCTAACTCTTGTTGACCAACAAGCGCAGTTAGTTAATCAACTGATTGCCCCTAGATATAATTATTCTTCTGTTATTATTGACGTTGTAGATACTATATTACCTATTCTTGGTGCAAATCAAACGTGGGCTAAAAATGGTTCTAACACCGCAATAGTTCCTATAACCATTACACCTGGTGGTGGAATAAATGGAACAATTAACATTGGTTCTCCCTATCAAATTGCCTATTATGCTGGAGCTGGTAATGTATTAAGTGGTACTCAATCACCTCGTTTATCAGCGATAAATGATATTAATGGAAATAATCTTTTAAGTTTTTTTGCATCTACTACTGCTGTAAATTATGTTGGAATATCAAATGCCCCAACAACATCACAACCTATTATTGAAGCATTAGGGTCAGATACAAATATTTTATTGCAACTACAAGGTAAAGGTAATTTAGGTGTTGGAATACAAGGAACAAGTACAAATGGAAATTCAATAACTGGCAATGTAGGAGAATTTATTAGTAGCGTAATTTCTTCCGGCAGCGCAGTTTCAATGGTTACGGCAACAGCAAAAGACTTAACTTCTATATCTTTAACTGCTGGTGATTGGGATATTTATTCTAATGTCACGATGGAAAATGCTAGCAGCGTATTAAGTGAAGGATTATGTTGGACTAGTACGACTTCTGCAACCCAGCCGGATGCTTCTCTATTTTCTGGTATCGTAGGTGCGAATAGTCATTCTTTTTTAGCTATAACATCTCCATTTGTCCGTTTATCATTAGCCAGTACCACAATTGTTTACGTAAGTGCAATTTCTGTTTTTGCTGCTGGTTCTACTACAATGTATGGCGGTATATACGCAAGACGTGCTCGTTAATTAAATTTTACAAGGAATATTTTCATGACTACTGCATCATTAAATTTTGGAACAGATAAACAGGGCCGTAATGCATATGCTCCGAATGTTTCTAACTTAATTTATCGCGTTTTGTTAACGCAGAATGTCGCTGCTTCAATTACATTACCAACTGAGACTAATATCGCAAATTATGAAGTTTGTTTTTCGTATTCAGCCGGCTCAAATGTGTGGGTTGATTATTCTGGTTCTCCTGCTACTGTTCCAAATAATTCTACATTTCAAACATCAAATTCTGAGATTTGTCCTGGTCAAAGAGTTTTACCTTCTGGTAGTTCTATTAGCTTAATTTGCGGAGATTCTGGCGGCGCATTTGTTGGAATAGCTATTTATGCAAAGTAGAAAGAATGAATTTACCTTAGAGCCTATTAACAACATTATGCAAGGTTCTACATTTGGAAATTCGAATATTATTCCTGTACCACCTGAGGAATTAAATCAATTCCTATTAATGAATGAGCAACCGTTCAAATTAATGAATGGTCAAAACTTTTTATTAGCTAATTTGTAAAAGGATTACTTATATGAGTGGATTAAATTTAGTACAAGTTTATGCTGCAAATCCGATAACTTCTAATACAAATACCGATTTAATGTATTTTGAACAAGGTGGCCTAGATTCAGGCATGCAATATCAAAATTTTATTGCATTGAATGCAACAAATGCAGCAAAAGGGTCTACAATTTCAATTGGCACTAATGCAGAATTTTATCCTTTATTTGTTGCATCAACTACAAATGGAAATCAAGTTTTTAACTTAAACTCAGGGATTCATTATAATCCTAGTACTGCTACTCTTACGACTACAACATTTTCAGGAGCATTAAGCGGAAATGCCTCTACTGCAACTTCTGTGGCATTAAGTGGAATTACCGGCCTTGGTACAGGTGTTGCTACTGCTTTAGCGATTAACATTGGTTCCGTTGGTGCTCCAATATTATTTAATGGTGCAGGTGGAACGCCTTCCTCAATGGTAGGAACTAATATCACAGGTACTGCTGCTGGCTTAACGGCAGGCACGGCTAGCGCCGTTGCAGTCGGGGGAATCACAGGATTAGGAACTGGGGTTGCCACAGCTCTTGCTATCAATATAGGTTCTGCCGGTGCATTCATCACATTCAATGGCGCTGGTGGCACACCTTCTTCAATGACAGGAACGAATATTTCTGGTACCGCTTCTGGATTAACTTCAGGTCAGGCAAGTGCTTTAGTTGGTAATACGCCATCTTATTTATCTAATGCTTCTGTTGGTAATTCTGTCAGTGGTTCCACGGGTAATTATCAAAGTGGTGCTGCACATATTACTCTGACTCAGGGTACATGGCGCTGTAAGATGTATGCCATTATGAATTTCGGGGCGAGTACAGTTAATTGTGCGGTGAGTTATTTGAGTGGTTTTTTTGGTGCGGACGGTGCTAATAATGCTACACCTCCAACAGCTATTTCTTCTACTACGACAGGACCACTAACATATAATGCATTATCAGGTAATGCCACTTATAACCCAATGCCAACTCAAACTAATACCGGCAACTATATACTATTTCCATTAGAATGTTATGTGACCGTTGCTAGTGGAACGCAAGCTGTATATGCAGTTTTATCTGTATCATGGGTAACTTCAACCACACTTTTATGGGGTAGCTTTATCGAAGCATATAAAGTTTCAAACTAGTTGATTTATTAACGATAAAAGGATTAAAATACATGTCTAAATTAACTACCCAAGCAAGAAACAAATTACCTGAAAAGGAGTTTGCTTTGCCAAGCGAACGCAAATATCCAATTGAAAATGCTTCTCATGCCGCTAATGCTAAAGCACGTGCATCGCAGCAATACAATAAAGGCCATATTTCAATGAGCATGCTTCATGAAATCGATTCGAAAGCAGACAAAGTTCTCGAAAAATAAATTTAAGGAAAAATCAAAAATGTCACAAGAATTACAGAATAAAATTGATGAATTAACAAAAGCAAATCAAGAATTGACACAACAAGTTTTAAATCACAGTCAAGGTGCTGAAGCTTTAATGTCGCAATTAGATGCACATAAAGGAATGCTAAACGAATCATTAACTGCATCCTTAAATTTAAAGGCTCATACTCTTTTGTTAGAAAAACAACACAAAAGATTAACTGAAATTATTCAAGGTTTAAATAAACAAATAGAAGGTTTAAATAAACAATTAGATGATGCTACACATCGTATTGCTGATTTAGAAAAATAGGATTCCTTATGCCATTAATACATTCAGGTTCTAAAGAAGCTCGTCAATCAAATATAAAAGAAATGATTTCTTCAGGTCACCCTGTTATGCAAGCCGTTGCTGCGGCATATCATAATCAGCGAGATGCTGAACGTCATACTCATGAAGAACGTCAGAAAGAGAGACACGCTCATGAACGACATAAATACGGGCAATAAGTTTTACAAAGATAATTTTGCAGTAGAACGTCAGGAACGCGAAGCTGAAAAGTATGGTCGCGTTCCAAATCCTCAAGCTGCCGCTCATCCTCATGTCTATACTAAACATAGTATCGAGCCAGTTTATGGAAATTACGATAGACCGATTAACGAGTCTGTGTGATACTTAACCTTCTAAAACTCTGACTTCTGGAAGGTTATAATTCAATGTCAAATGATATCGCCACTCGGTTCAAAAATGGTCACAATATAGTCATACCACAGGAAACCTTAAAATCTGTCCGTGACAATATAGAATCGTGTCTTTCCAAAGGCACTAGAGAAATGTACAAAATAGACTGGCGTATTTTTTCTGAATGGTGTTTGGCTCATAATGTAAATCCTTTGCCTATTCCTCCTGAAGTACTGTGTATATTTTTGACTGAGCAAGCGAATGCTGGTTTTGCACCTGCTACTCTGATTAGAAGATTGGCTGCCATAAAGCGTTGCTATGACCGCGCAGGACTGGATTCACCAACTAAACACCCTGCTGTCCTTATGTGTATGAAAGGGATTAAGAGAAACACAAGTCATGAAGTAAAGAAGAAATCAGCTGCTACAGTCGACAGAATACAAGAAATGATTAATCATTGCCCAGATAATATCAGTGGATTACGAGACAAAGCCATTTTACTTTTAGGATTCGCTGGTGCGTTTAGACGTTCTGAACTCGTTGCATTAACTACAAGAGATATCACTCGAACCGATGATGGTATAAAGGTCATCATAAGACGTTCAAAAACCGACCAAGAAGGTAAAGGTCATACCATAGCAATTCCAAATGGCCAGAATTTAAGAGTCGTTGACCACCTATTTGCGTGGCTTAAAGAAGCTCATATTGTCAATGGATTCTTATTTCGCAGTATCCGAAAAGGCGGCAAAGTTCAGGAACGTGTTTTAACATCTCATGCCATAGCTGAGATTGTAAAGAAATATGCTAGATTATTAGGTCTAACGGTTGAGAACTTCTCTGGTCATAGCCTAAGGTCTGGGTTAATCACTACCGCAGCAAAGTCAGGTGCCAGCATTAATAAGATAATGGAGATTTCTCGCCATTCTGATATAAACACCTTAGTGGGGTATGTCAGGAATGAAAATCTCTTTGAAAATCATGCAGGTGAGAAGTTTTTATAATGAAAAGGATTAAGTTATTTATATCAAGATTCCAAATATTTTACCATACCCACATCAGGCTCGTATGTTCAAAGGTATGGTTGAAGATAAAAATGTCTGCGCCGTCATACATAGAAGAGCAGGAAAAGATATCTTCTCACTCCAAGCATGGCTACTGCGTGGACTCAAAAGGATTGGTACACATGTATACCTCTTTCCATTGCACAAACAAGCCCGTTCAGTTATCTGGCAGGGATTAGACTTCGATGGACGTCCTTTCATGGATGCGATACCGCCTCAACTTGTTTCTAAACGCAATGAAGCACGAATGGAAATCAATCTCTTTAATGGTAGTAAACTTATTCTTGCAGGCTCAAATAATTATAACGGACTCATGGGATCTAATCCTGTTACCATTATTTATTCTGAATTTAGTCTTCATAATCCTTTGGCTCGCCAGTATCTCAACCCGATTATAGTTCAAAATAAAGGAAAAGAGATTCTTCAGTTTACCCCTAGAGGAATGAACCATGGTTGGGAAGTCTTCAATCAAGTTAAAGATTTACCAGATTACCACGTCGAACATCTTGGCGTCGACCAGACATTTAAACATGATGGTGTTACTCCAATCATTACTCAGCAAGACATTAAACGCGCTAAAGACTTGGGAATGTCAGACGAGTTAATACGCCAAGAATTCTTCGTAGATTTCGAGGTAGGTAATTTGGGTGCATACTATACCAGAGAAATGAGTGATATGGTACGAGAAGGTCGTATCATGCAATTAAAACCTGACCCACGTTTAAAATTACATACTGTATGGGATTTAGGAGGAACTGATGCAACAGCCGGAATCCTTTTCCAAGTCACTGGAAGATTTGTTCACGTTCTTTACCTTATCCATGATACAGGACGAGGATTTAAAAGCTATCTCGATGAAGCTGAACGCGTACGACAAAACTTCGGATGCGAATGGGGATATCACTTCGGCCCCCATGATATCGACCAAAAGCACCAAGGATGGGAACATACAGAATCTAGACTCATGCAAGCAAGACGTTACGGTTGGCACTTTCAAATGGTTCCAAAAGTTTCAATCGAGGATGGTATTGAATCTGTTCGCTATCTATTTCCGCGTATGCGTATCGATAAAATCAATTGTGATTTAGCCGTACGTGCATTACGAGAGTTTCAACGTGAATTTGATGAAAAGAAAGGCGTATATAAAAAGCATCCTCTCGAAAACTGGGCAATACATATCGCTGATTCATTTCGGTACCTAGCAGTGCAGTACCGGCGATTATACGACACCCCAGGGCAGCCGTCTACCTACTCTTACCCAGGCTAAACGCTCAATACTCTACCCTCCTTTATAACCTCTATAACGTGGAACATCTCCGTGGAACATC